ATGCAGAATTAAAAGCAGCTCTAAAAATCTCTTGCCCGTGTTTTGGTAATGCATCCTTTACTGAAGATGGCAAGTCGGCTAATGAGGGATATGGCATATTCTACAATTAATTTATTTACTATATTAGAATTTAGGTTGTGTTTTATTCAAAAAAGTGCTTATTGTTTTATGATTAAGTTCAAGTTTTTTAGATATTTGACCTATGGATTGAGCATCTTTATTCTCGATGATGTACTCTTTTTGTTCGGATGTGAGTGGGTGCCCGGATGTCATTGGTTATATTATTCTTTCAATAGTATAATATTGTTTGTTGGGGGTCGATGGGTTTATATGGGTTGAAGATGATATAATAGTTGGTGAATTATAATGACACATAAAGTTAAATTAGTGTACAAAGATGAAACCACTGAAAATGTGGATTGTAGATTTGTAGAATACAAACCAGGTATAATACTGTTTGGTATGGATCATAGAATACAAAGAGGTATTCCAATCAATAATTTAAAAGAATATTATGTTACTATTCCACAAAAAACATGTCGTGATTGTAGGACGTTTAGTGGAGTTAAGACAAATGGGGTGGTAGAATGAATAACGTAGTAATTATATTTGAAGGTGAAAAACCCGCTGTGACTGATTTCTTAGAAGTTTCGCATTCAGGAATGGTTCGGAAATGGGACCCATTAAACGGTATGGCACAGGTAATTGGAGAACGAATAGAAGATAATGGCGCTCTTGATGACAATGAAATATTGGTTAGTTTGATTGGTGGTTGTGCAGGGATTAATCCACTGTTCACTGCGAAGGTAGACCAGCAAGGCCGCATCTCAATATTGAAGAGATATAGAGACAAGGCAGGGATTAAAACTGGCGATCTTGTCGATGTATTTCATATGAAGAAGGTTGAATAAATGGATGATATAAAACAATTGGTGCCGATCAATAGAATCATAGACGATAAACTAAGCTCTAAAACAGACTGCCCACATTGCAAATTCTTATATGATACATTCGTTGAAGGGCTGTGCGGTAATGCAAGAGAGTATTATCTCATGACTGAGGTGTTTGTGTATTTGCATGGTGGGGATGTATGCAATTGGCCCAGCACACCAAGTATTAAGGTAACACTGGACTAAAGCTGCGCGTACAATTTGGATGCTCTAACTCATGATTCATAGCATATTCAGTTGACCAAATTTGACCATCAGCTGCAGCGCAGGCCGCATCGAAGTCATGGCCGTCGCTGACCAACACCCTTTTTATCCCGTTTATTTCATATCGGTTTATGGCAGCCTTGTTTTGGATAGATGCCGTCTCAGTCCTAGCAATACGAACATACTCATAATCTTTATTGCGTACCAACGTCTCACGCAGATTATATGACACAGTATCTGGTACAATCTTCTTGCCTGTGATGTCTCCCATGGGCAGCCCCTCTTCAATGCCCTTGTTGATGATATCCACCACGTCAGTCCGAGTCGATTTCACAGAATCCGCCAGCCAGGGTATTTTTCTACCTTTGATAATAGTTGCGCCTTCGTCCCGGAGTAGTTTGCCGTGGACCTTACCGAACTTTAAAGCTTCTTGGTGAACTGCACCCATATTAATAGGGATTTTAAGCTGTTTGTGTCCGATCATATCCCCGGCAATCCAGGCTTTGACTGCGTTGTCTGTCAGATCATTAGCTAATACTGTTTGATATGCAAATATAGCCTCGTCAATCTCATCAATAGTAGCAGGTTTCATTGTTCGTGCCTGAGTGCATATATCACTTCTTCTGAGAGTTTTTCAGCATCTGATTTAATGCTGTTGTCAAGTTCGACCTCTTCCTCGGTGGGATCGTGATTTATCGGCTCTTTTGAAAACTCCTCCTTGAATCCAAAGGCCGCAGGAGCCGGTTGAATAGATTCATAGTACTCTTTCAGTTCTGCCAATTCTTCCTCTGATTTTTCTTCGTGGCCAAGTAAAACCCGTAGTTCGTTAGGGAATAACACTTGGTTCTTAGCTCCGACATCAGCACGTTTAAGGTCAATCTCTGACGAATCTATCTCCGGAGTAGGAATATGAAGATGTACAGTATGATCCACATACCCATTAGCATCTAAGTATATTTGTAACAGTTCACTGAATCTATTCTCATATGTAGAATGTTCGGATTTGATCCAGCGCAGTATCATTTCCATACGTTGACTGTCAGATCCTCCAAGCTTAGCAGAATCATTTCCTGCAGTTATGAGGTTTATCGGACTAACATAATCAATCAACATCTGGTTAAGTGCTTCGATAATCTCAAGGTTATTAGAATCATCCTTTATCCGTGGATCGATAATCTCCATATTACCGCGCAGTGGGAATGCTGTGTTTTTACCCCAGTTTTTTAGAATGTCTTTAGCGGCATCCATATCGCCGATGTTGTTGTTTAGTGTACTGGCAAGTTGTGGATCTGTGACTTTGATGAACAGTATCTTTGCACCGGTTCTGTTGGCCTGTTGCATCTGAGTATCCCAGACAAACTTCAACATAGAGATTATTGGGACAATTGGTGTAATTATTGGGGTGCCTGCCAGTTCAGTGCTGGTAGGATCTTTCACCATGAAGACATTTTCTACTTTCTCTTGGTCGCCATCTTCGTTAATTACTTGCCAGAATTCTATTTCTTTCTTGTCGTTTAGTACAATTCCTTGTAATATCTGTGAGTATATTGAACCGTCGCCGGATTCAGGAAGTGTACGGAATGAATGAGATGGCAGGTGTCGAAGTTTTGTAAGTGTGTACGTATTATCTACATATTCCCATACATCATTGAATAGTCCAGGACCATACCAGAACCGCTCGTCTCGTGCAATTTGAATCTTCGACCACAGTTGAACATCTGCCGCAGCACACATCCTTGTCATTTCAAGTTCAAGCTCTTCGTCTTGGTTGCCGTCTTTGTCCAAGACTTCCAAATAGTACTTGTCACCAAAAATGAGATTGTTCTGTTTCTGTGCTAGGCCAGCGGCATATACATTATCCTGAAAATCACGTATGATATCCGCTGTGATCTCAGGTGCGGTAAAATAGTTGCCGGTTGATGTGGTTGTTTTCTTCTTCGTAGTAGCAGGCATACTTATTGATATTATTTATGAGATTATATATATGTTCCTATAGGCCAGGGATTTTCCCTGACAATGAGCCATATCCTGGAATTCTGCGCGGTGCGGCTGGAACCGTGAAACCAGCATAATTACCTTTCGCTTTCTCTGCTAACTTGTTGAATGCACCAGACAATGCATCAACAATATCATCGTGTTCTCCTTCTGGGAATGACTCAAGTTCATCGAATAATTTTTCATTCCAGTCTGCACGAACAACTTTAATAAGTCCGTTCTCAGCTGCAGAACTCACAGGCCCGGCCCTCAGTTCCTTTGCCTTGGTAGACGGCACACCAGAAAACATATGGCCTTTTAACAGTCTGGCATAATGATCAATAGTAATTTTTCCAGAACTACCGGGTTCTTGTTCCATGGATATTTCAGTTTCGGCCCCGTCGACAGAAGCAGTATGAACCACAAGCTTTTCAACTCCGGCTGGTTTTTTCTGAACGTGCCGTAAGTCTGATATATATGTTGTTCCTTCGCGTTCAACAAGTTTTAATCCTGCAGTCCAGTCCGGAGATGGGTTATTACTGGTTGGTTCTGTTGCTGCCAAATCCCAATTACGTAGGCCATATCCTGTCGGAGTTCTTTCAACAATTTCGAACCACTCACGCCTAAAATACATACCTGCGGCCGGGCGCACCTTCCAATTGCCGCCCAATAACCGCTCCCTCTCTACCCGTGGAAGTGCCATGAGGTTGGCTCTATATCCTGGGTCTTTCTCTTCTAAGATTATATTGTCTTTCAGTTTTGCTTCGATAAACGTAAGTGATTTAGGTATGGATTCTGGATGTTTCTGTATAATCTCTTCGGGTGAGTCAGCCCATATCAACTCATCATTAACTCGAATGAACCACCGAATTACTCCAGATCTGTCTGTAATAGGGAATCCATCTTCATTAATCCACCAGGATATTAAACCACTGCCCCACCCACTGCCACCAACTACAAGCCACGAGTCTGCATCTGGGTTTGTTGTTGCCCTGATATATGGCTTAACTCCACACGTTGATCTGTTCCTACTCAACATATAAAAAAACTGTGATTGTGTAAAATGAGTCAATTCATCAAATTCGATTAGTGGTATTTGTGCGCCCTGATAATCAAGTTTGTTCTTCTCGTGTTCAAGGTGTGCAAATTTTACAGACGTTCCAAATTGATCAAAATCCCACATCAACACTGATTCTTTTGGGGTTCCACCAACATGTGGGAATAGTTCTTCACTGGTGTCCCATAGACCACCCTCGTTGCGTATCTGTGGGGATGTCCGACGGAAGATAACTGCGCCGAATCCTTTTACATCTATATGTCTCAGTGATTCAAGTAAGAGGCCGTAGGTCTTTCCACCACCTGCCGAGCCGCCATAAATCACAATATCAGCAGATGAAGATAAAAAAAGTTCCTGTGGTCCCGGCTGTGGGCTAATCTTCTGCATCGTTGCGCCCGTTGTCTGGTATGTATATTTGCACGGCTTTTAATTCTATTGCCCCTGAATGCTCAACCTTCTCATTCATCAAGCCCATGAGCTTCAATGAATCAGCCTTATATTTCCTGATTAACTCTTGTGTTGCCAGCCATGCTTTTGAATCCGTAGTGAATGCCTTTAATTGTCCTTCCAACTCTCGGATCTTGATCTCATAGAATGATGTATTAAAATCTCTCGCGATGTCCACAGTTGTATTGTGGAGTGGGGTATTCGTAAGGTGGAATATGTCGTTTTTCACTTGGTTGTCTGATAGGCTTAATAAACTGGCAATTTCTCTCGGTTTGGCACCTTTGATTAGTAATGATAAGACACCATATCGCCTTTCTTGGATTTTGGTGGTCTTACCAAGGCATGTATAATCTATCATGTGTAATTTATATATTGTTGAATATATTTATGTTTTTTCATCAGTATATCTACAGTCGCAGATTGATTATAATTGTTCAACTGTCACTTTCACATTTTCCATTGATTTGAAAATATATGGATCTACTTGAACTTCCACCGTTAAATATTCATCATCTGGACCCCATACTTTTTTACTAACGCGGCCATTAATTATTTGTTGCATTTATTCGCCTCTTAGTCAATCTTGATTATCTCTGCTAGATACATTCCTGGTGGCCAGTTCTGTATATTGGTTTCTCCTTTGACAAACACAATCACTTCAACATCATCTCTATAATGAGATTCTATCAACGTTTTTATAAAATCTTCGTCGACTATTCGAAAATCTCTGTTGCTTATACGGAATACATTGTGGTAATATAAATCACCATTCATAATCGTACATAGCATGTATCTATTTGGAGATTTCACTCGTTCATATAGGTCTTTCTGTAGTTTCCTTGCATCGTATATGTTCATTCTACCATCTCGTAGGTCTCTTCGAATATGTAGTTTTTAATTGGATATCTTTCGCCTTGGATTCCAGTGATGATCCAATCCCCTTCATCTATGTACATATTGCCTTCTAATGATGCTATGTATGGTTTTTTAGGGATATTGAGTTTACATACATGACACTGAAAAAACTTGCCAGTATTCTGTTTAAATTCACATGTCATTACAAACGGGATACAACTGAATCCATCTTCCATGCCTTCTTTGTATTGTTCAGCTTCAATTTCTACTGGTTTCTTTCTATATTCTGGCATTTTAATTACTTCCACGCTTTACTTTTTTTCTTGTTTTTCTACATTCTTCACAAATTGGAGCAATATTAATTAATTCTCCAATGGTTCCGGGGATCTCTTCCCCACAATTCAAACATTTCACAGTTGTGATTAGAGGTGTCGGTGTAGTCATTTCAATCCTCTCGTATATTGATGCGTGGTGCATATTTTATCTTTCCAATCATGGACTTAGCCATGTCCGGATTAGAATATAATATCGCTTTATCAATCCACCCCATTGAAACTGTTTCACCGCTTGGT